ATCGATCCTTCAACCCTGATGGAGTTAGAATTACCAGCAAAAGGGAAGAAGCGCTTTTGACAAAAGCACAGATCATGGTCAGCGAGAGAGCAGGCATTGTCCCCCTCAACACTTACAAACCCGCCAAGAAAGGTGAGGTTATTGAGAAGCTTGGGAAGAAGGACAGCTCCGGGGTTGCCAAACCCAAGGATTGCCGCTACATTTACTGTTGCAACACCATGGAGTTCATGACTTTCTACGCCAGTGGTCTTTACGACCAAATGGCAGCTGGCAAGGGTACCGCGGACTCACGGACCCTGCCAGTCATTGGCGGCATGTACCATGACCTCATTCACAGGCTTAGCAGGAGCAAGCCTGGCAGCTTTGAAGAGAAAGAAAAATCTCTCAAAGGCAGGGTTTTCAGCATTGATTTCTCAGGTTGGGAATACAAGTTTGGCTTTCTGCCCAAACTCTTCTACTTCCTGGGGATCATGGGAACACTGAAAGAGGTCAAGTACCCGTTCTCCCTCACTGGGGCGGTTGCTAGCGTTCTGGTCCCAATCGTCGTCATTGACGGTAACAAGGCCATACTCTGCTACCTCCTCATGCCATCAGGGTCCCTCCCCACACTAGATCTCAACTGTTTCGGGAACAACTTCATTACAAAATGCTTCGTGATGGACAACGACCTCACAGAAGAACAAGAAGCTGAAATCCAGGACAGTATGAAATGCGGGGATGACTTGGTTAGTCGTTGGCACGACTTCGTCGATGCTCTATCCAAGTACTATCAGGACGTTTTTGGCATGGAAGTGGCTCAGGTTGAGCACAACAGTTTCCTCCAGAGGATCATAGACTTCGAGAAAAGGGTCTGTGTTTACCCATTGGAGAGATTGCTCAACAAGATCTACCACTCACCAGGTGACAAGGAAGATAAGCGGCAGCAGGTTTACTCCTACTACATGCTAGCGGCTGGCCATTATGAGGAATTTGGCAAACTCAAGAAAGTCTTGGGCAAACCGTCATCGTTCGCTTCAAAAGCAGACGGTGATTTACTGGGATTCTACAACCAGGCAGTCGAAGATTCGGCTAGCGCAAAGGTTATGCACGAACCCGTTGACCCGCACCACGTGTTGGTCAGGTTTGCCTTCGAGGACATCCACAACTCGTCTCGTGAGCTCATTCTCAGGAGAGTCGACACGGCTGCCGGAGCAAAACTGTTCAAACAGCTCCACGGCGATCTGTTGAAGTGAAAAGGACAACGTGGCAACACCGGTGATATAATGTCCCGTGGGGAAATAACCGCCCCCCCCGAGTGTAGGAAAACAACAACCCCAAACTTTACCACTGGGAGACCAGA